TAGTATAGAAGCTGTTCATAGCTGGGTTAGTCCTAAGAATAGTGCTTACACTATACTCAAAGACAGCGTTGGATATCTCCATCATAGAAGACATACCTGACATTCCCATATTAACAGCAAAGCTAAAGGCTCTCATACCTACGTTAAATTCTTTAACACCCTTGCTGAATGGTTCTTTGTGAGCTAGTCTACCAGTTATCCCATCATACATAAAATCCAAAGCATCTAACTCAGACCTATATTCTCCCTCAGAAATGTTCTGCATTTTAGCTTGACTTTTAATAGTCTCTCTAAAAGCGTCCCAGCTAGAACCTGCTTGGTTGGTATTGATACCATTTCTAGCTAGTCCAATAGCTCCTGAAAGTTGGAAGATATAAGAGTTATGTAGCTGTTCGATATCAGTCTCTAACAACTCTTCAAACCGTATCTCTTCTATTTCCCCATCAGCACGTGTTACGCTAATAGAGGCACTTTCGTCAAGTAGTAAACGAGGGCGGCTACGCTTGTGTTCAGCCTTTGTAGGTCTACCGTTTGCAAAGAGTTCTACAACATCATCTATCTGATCGTCTGATAATTCATCCTTAAACTCTCGCTTCATAAGATCACCCAAATCTTCTAGGGTCATCTCATTTAGACCTTGTGCGCCGCCTGATTTTCCAAATGTGCGATCAACGATACCTTTAGTATAACCAGCAGCTATACGTCTAATCATTTCGTTAGCTTCTGCTTCTATATCCTTAGTGGACTTTCGGCTAGGTTTCTTCTTAGCAGCCTTCTCAGCCTTTTTCATAATACTCTTAATAACATTATCAAGTATGTCAGGCTGACCCTTACGTAGAGCCTCTTCTACTAATTGAGCAATCTTCTCGTCAGCATCAGCACCAAGACGTTTTCTTAGATTAACAATGTTTTCATCATTAAAGATACGAGCTAGGTAATTCTTATGCTTATCTAGTATTGATGGTGTGAAACCAGCAACATCATACTTAATACCCATCTCAGCAAGTTCACGTTCTTGTTTCTGTACCAGTTCAGCTACAGCCTTAACTTCAGGGTCTGCCTCTGTAATAATACCACGTGCGTACTTACTAACTAAATCATTAAAGTCAGGGATAGATAGCCCTGTTCTTTTAATAAAAGCTTCCTGAGCAGGATAGAACACTGAACCAAAACTCTGCCTATACTGACCTTGGATACGCTCTGCAATTTCTGAAGCTGAGTCGTTGGCATGTAAGTTGCCACCTTTATAGCCTACAGTATTAGCACCTAAGGCTCTAGCACCCTGACGCATCCGTGAGAGCTTAGACATACCAGCCTTGTACCCAGAGGATACTAGCTTACGTACACCTAGTAGACCAAAACCAGCAATCTCAGGGATAGCTTCGGCAGTCGCTTCAGGCGTTGCAGCAAGAGCCACACGCTCAGATACTCCTGTATCACTAACCCTAGTAGCAGCAGTAGTAGCGTCAGCTACGTTAAACATGGTATCGTTAGCCATTGTTTCGTTAATTAAACGCTGTGCAGTAGCCTCTGCATTGTTAGCGTTATAGAAGGCTCGTTCAGCAGGAGTGAGTTGTCCACCCTCTGCTACCTTCTTAGCTAATCGTGCTACATTACCACGTTTAATGAACGTAGATATACCTGCGTTTAAAGTGCCGCCTAGTACTGAACCAGCACCCATAGCTATAAGTACATCATTAGCATCAACATCATACTTAAGACCAGCACGGATGCTTTCAAAAGCAGCTAACTCAATACCTGTAACTGCTGCACCCGCACTAAAAGCTTTAGCTGCACTATAGGCTTTCTTAGCCCTCATAGCCGCACCAGCGGTTAGTGCAGTAGTAGCGGTTAGAGGGGCAGCAGGGCCACTTAGAGAGGCTATAGCAGCCGTAGAAGCTCCAATGGTAGCCCATTCTACTGGATCAAACATTGCAGCAAAGAAAGTAGCGGCTGTTCCACCCCAACCAGCCTCAGCTAGTTTCTGGCGGTTAGTTTGTGTCTCTAAGTAATCTTCCCTGAGCCTCATTGCACTATTAAGGTTGACGTTGGTGGCTTCATCTAACACTTCACTAATAGCACGTTCATCAGTTAGACCGTTAGTCAGTTCAAAAGTCATCTCATCAGTTAAAGTACCGACAGCTTCACCCTCTGGTGTTCTTAATCTGTCGGCACTTTTAAAGAGAATAGGTGCTATTTGTTCTTCCACGACTGCTGTAGGCAAGGAAGAAAAGAAGCCACCCTTTGTTGTTACTTCCTCTTGTGCCTTAAATATTGTACCTTCGCTAACCATAGGAGTTACGTCAGGGGCTGTAATCCCTGACTCAAATCCTAGGCCAGTGAGGATAGTATTAGATTTCTCAGCCATGTGAGTTTCCTTTTATCCAAATATGTCAAGCATACTAGTCCATGCGGTTTCTAGTTTATCTACAGCAGTGCCAGCAACACCCCACTTCATTTCTCGTATGGATGGTAGGTTGTCTACATCTGCTGGTGTTACACCATCTAACCTACGAATACGTAAATCCTTATCGTGTCCGTAAGATTTAATGGCTACCTTATCACCAGTGTTTCCACCAATGAAATGTAGTTCACCATTCTCAGATTTCACAACGATGCCCACGTGTCCAAAGGCAGTTAGCTTCTCACCTTTTCCTTTAAAGTAAGCATCCTTCTCAGCCTTAGTATGAACTTTAACCATGATGTCACCAGCTTTTACATCAGCTAGTTCGACAGGTTTACCTATCTTTAAGTAGTTCTTAGAACGAGTAGCTGCGTACTTATCGGTTGCTCCCATAAGTTTATTAGCGTCCACACCTGCGTCAGCAAGTATCTGTGCTAAGAAGACAGCACACCAAGCGTTACCTTTAGCAACTTCTTCAGGAGTACCCTTAAAAGCTTTACCACCTACAACATCATTAAAGAACTTCTCAATAGCTTCGGCACCAGCCTTAGTATCTTCGTCAATACCGTGGTATTTTAAGGCGGCAGTAACGAGGTCAGGTGCTGTAGCCATAGCTACTACATCTTCACCCTTAGGCTGTTCCCCTACTTTAGCAGGTGTTATTTCAGACGCTTCTGCGCTAGGAATAATAGACTCTGTTACAGTTTTTACTATCCCAGCCCCAGCTTCAGATACGGCTGTAGCAGTATCACCTGCACTACTAGCAAGTTCATTAGCTACTTTCATGGCTCTGTTCTTAGTCTGTGTAGCCCACTTGGTAGCTGTAATTTTACCATCTTCTGCCATATTGTAAAGCATGTTGAACTTAGCTTTAGCAAGAGCAGTTGCCTGTTCTACAGAACCTTCAGCATACTGTGCAGCTTCCTTAATTGAACCCATAAACTTAGGCCACTCTTTGGTGACGTTAAATCTACCTAGCTGATAACCCATCTGGATCATACCAGACTTTGCTGTGTCTGGTAGGTTCTGAAAACCTTCTACTACGTCAGTAAAGTAATTGTCAATCTTAGCTACTTTGAGTGCAACAACAGCAGCAGATTCCTCTGGCTGTACGTTGTTTACATCACTGATTAAAGCTTTTTCATCAGGCTCAAGGGATTCAATTTGAAGCCCATGACCTACGGAGTCTTTACCCATGTCATCATAAGGAGTGTAAGAGAAACCCTCATCATCTATGATAGCAGTAGTAGCGTTAGCTGTAGATATGCCAACGGTATTATCAATAAGATTAGTTACCACGTCTAAAGCATCATCAGCTAACGAACTAGTCTGTTGCTCTTCTACCGTAGGCTCATCCTCAACTACGTCAGGTGGCTCTACAGGTTCGGGCTTAAGGTACTCTGGACTCTGAGTAGATACATAAGTAGGTTTAGAACCATCCGCTGTAATACCTGTGTAGTAGTAATGTCCTGTAGGCTCACCATTAACAACAATAGGCTGGGCTGTTAGTGGTTTAAACGTATCAGGAAGGCTAGTAACCATAACAGAGTTACCTAAGTTATTTTTAGCCCAGCCAGCACTAACATTAATAGGCTTATTAACAGGATCATCCTCTGGAGCTAGAGAGCCACCAGAAAATGCTTTCTTTTTAGCTAGGATAACCTTGTTCTTATTACTTGCTATAATTTTAGCAACAATTTGTGGGTCATTAAGCAAATCATCCTTCTTAACAACCCCAAGAGGAATATGTGGAAAACCGTTTTCATCCATAATAGAAATTCTAACAGCGTTAGGTTTAAGACGATCATTAGAAAAACCAACAGTAGGGTTTTCGATCATCCCTAACTCACCATTCATAATAATCTTTATGTCTGGATCATCACTCATTACTTTAGAAAGGTCTGTTAATCTTTGTGCTACAGGCGCACTAACATTAGGGTCAGTGTTAATCTGCCGGAAGGACATCTTCAGACCATTAGCAGCCTGATAGATTACACTATCTTTCTTAAAGGCTTCTGCTGCCATAGTAGCTGCGTTTTCTAAGGATAAGCCACCCTCTAATTGCATGAGCAGTCCTGTCATACGCGAAAGTTCTTCGATGTTAGCTCTAGAATTACCTGTGTCAGTATGGTCAGTGCCTAAGAAAGTACTAATACTATTAGCTAGTTTTTCTTTGTTAGCAGCACTTAAAGTTTCACCAATACTTAAGTCAGCCGATTGAGCCGTAAACATAGCGTTAGCAATATTAACAGTACCGTCATCCTTACTACCTACAGTAGCAGTTCTCATAGCAAGTATCTTAGCTATCTCAAAGCGTTCCAATTGATCTGCATCTACCACTGACGTAGGAATATCTATACCCATTGCCTGTGCTTTGAATATACTATTAAAGGCTAACTCAGCAGTAGCTGCATCCGTAGGATTAGAAATAATATCACCGCTGTTTAAAGCATAAATACCATTCTGAATATTGTTCTTCATATTAGAAGGAAGAAGATTATTCTTTCTAAAGAAGTCTTCAAATTGATCCTGATTTAAGCCACGGCTGGCTGCATAAGCTTCAAAACGTGCTATTGTCTCATCATCATCCATGACAAGTTTAGTACCGCCAGCACCAGTTAATGTTTCACCCCTAAAATAATCCTGTTGATTATTAGAACCACCAAAGACAAAGTTTTCAAAACCTTGATTTAACTGCTGAGTAAAAAGAATATTATCATTCTGTTTATTAAACTCTTTATCATAAGCCCTAAGGTCACTATCAATAGTCTTATACATCGCTTGGTAGCGGGGGATACCACGGAACTTACGCTCCTCTGCCCACTCATAGGCTGCGTTTCTACCACCTGTTCTTACATTAGGAGCAATTACCTTCTCCATAATATAGTCATTAACCATAGTTTGATTGTAGCCATAGGCTTGTGAAGCTTGTCTTACAACCTCATCAATGTTCTTTTTCTGCTGTTCTAATTTTAAACCTGCGCCAAAGGCAAGGTTTGCAGGATCAAGTAGTTCACCATCTTCATCAGACTCCGGTACAAATCCGTAACCAGCATCTGAAGTAATCCCAAGAACTTCATTACCTACTTTACCCATATTGATAGTAAAGTTATGTTTAAACTTTGCAGGGTCATAGTCTCTGTCAAACCACGCAAGGTTTCCCATTTCAATGTTGCCCTTGACAGCCTGAAATAGTAAGTCATCACCTGAGTCTTGGGCTTGCTGGATAAACGGCTGCATAATCTCAGCACGTCTTGCAGCTACCTGTTCATCAGACATTTCTAGATAGTCAGGTTCGTTATTTATAAAGTCCTTTTGAGCAGCCCTTAAAGCACTAGACACGCCAAGTTTAGCATCCATAGTACGTGCAGAGGCAATACCCTGCTCTGCTTCTCGCTGAAGCTTAAGTTGTTTCTGCTTTTCAATCTGAGCCAAGTCTTTAGCTGCTGGTGCAATTGCACGAACAAATTCACCCAAACCACTTTTAGCCGCAGGTTGTTCAGCAGGGCGTACATATGTCTCCACTGGACGAGCCACAGCTTGTAGCCTTGCAGAAGGCCGCAACCGTTCTACTTGTTTTCTAGCCATAAGCTATCTCCTTTAATGACTAAGGCCATGTCCCTTATTTTGTGACGCACCGCTAAAATAATCATCATTCTTAGAATTGAATGTAGATTTATATTTATCAGATTGATTTACTTTAGCTGATTGATACGCAGACGTAGCATTAGCCGCAGTTCCCACAGCCGCAGCTAGGAAATTAGGCATGACACCCTGTTGTAGAGAGTTAGTTCTATTTTGTGCTTCCGCAGATGCACCACGCTTTTCAAGCTCAATCTGTTTCTCTACATTCTCAAGGTTTCTATTGATAGTTGTAACACCACGTAGTTTCTGTGCTTCATAGTCCTGTAGTAGTAAGTCCATACTATTACCGCTAAGACCTGACTCACCCTGAGCAACCAGAGCAGCACCCTCGCCTTCTAGGGCTGCAATACCTAGTCTCATCTTTTCTTCAGAGGCAGCTTCTGCTTCTTGAATAGCTCTCTGGTTTAGGGTTTGTACTTTTAAATCTCTTGCTTCGTTAGCAGCCAGACGGTTAGCATCAAATCTAGATTGCTTCTGTTGTGCCTGAGCTACACCTTCTTCATATTGAGCAACACCCTGCGCCACCATTAATGTAGCCATAATAACTGGGTCACACATCTTGTATCCTCACAAATTCTAAAAAGGGTTTGTTTCCTACACCCCAAGTTTCATGCCTTTTAATAAACGTAAATCCTACAAACTTTAACCAGTTAATAGCTACATCGTAGTTAGCGTCACAGGCATTAGTTAGGATGGGATATTTCTTATTTGTTTCTTTTACCCATTTGAGAGAGCCTCTAAGAAAGGGTAGCCAGACTTTAGTTATGGGTGGTGCTGTGAGTAGCCACGGTATACCTGTTAAATTATCTAATCCTACGACACCATAGATACCAGCGATCTCACCTGTTTCTTTTACAATAATAGTCCAGCACTCCTCTGACTCATTTAGCCCCTGCTGTAAGGCTTCCTTAACATCGCCATGTGAAGCAAGTACTTCTTCAGTGTCTTCTGGTCTTAAGTTACCTGCCAGATGGTCTACATCAGACTGAGTACTTGCTCTCACATAAACTTTCATTACATTCTCCTAGAACGTAGGTTGAAGAAACCTTCCCATTCTGCTGATTGGAATACGCAGGGTAAGTGACTATCACTTTCTAATGTTACTGAGGTTTCTCTTGAATTACCAATAACTCCAAATCGGTATGTACCCGATTCGATAGCAGCTACATTAAGAATGTTAGCAGAGCTACCAACCACACGGCCTGTAAAAGTACGTGTGTAAGGTGTGCGTTTTAGGGGTCTTAGTACTACATTAAAGAAACCTGTGTTATTGAATACCACAGCATAATTTCTAAGCTGTAAGTGTCCTGTAGTTATTGCTTTATTATCCTGCTTAATAACTGGCTCAGAAAACTCATACTTAAAAGTAAAGGGGATACCCGCAAATACCTTTTCAGAGTTAGCTAATTTAGCTGCTACTTGTCCAAGAGTAATAATTTTACCTGTTTGGTCAATGTAGATTGTATTAGCATCTACATAAGGTATAGCAGTAAGGCCACCTGTTTCTAACATAACACGTCTATCTAAGTGTATAGAGAAATTACCTGTAGTGTACGTAGTAGCTTCATCTACTGATAGATTTATACGTTCTAGGAACAAGTTTGTACCACGCTTAATTAAGATATAAATGTCAGCACGATTAAATGACATACCTACTACATCACCACTAAATACCCAGCGTGACCAAGAAGCCTGTAGCTTCTCTCTGCCAGACCAGTAGTACCTATACAAGTATAAGGCTGTAGGATCATTGTTGGTTTGTGCTAGTATCATATCCTCATTTGATGATGCTTCAATCTTGATAATTTCACCATTAAGATATTCAGGAATATGTGAGCTAATCTCTGTAGCATCATTCGTATCAGTGTCACTATCTACAAAGTACTCCCACATACCTGACCACGCACCACGCTTAGAGGCAAAGTAAACATACTTACCCGCTGCTGCTGGTCTAGCTCGTAGACTTGTTTCAAACTCTGTAGTATTAGCTACGTCAACAGTCTCAGGGGTTAGTACAGGATCACCTGTTACCTTAAATTGTGTAAGGTCAGAGAATAGTAGTAGTGCTTCGTTGAAGGGTACTGCATGTTTAAGAATACTAACCTTATTAGAGGACACTGCCACATCAATGGGATCACTATCAATAATGGTTAGCGTTGACTTTCTAAAGAAGTCAAAGTTAAGAAACTCGCCAGCACTACTAAATATGACATTTTCATCAGCTAGTACTCCAAGTCTATTCTTATGGAAGAAAATATCTGCTAACTTAAACCCTACAAATGAAGGGAATGGGTTAGTGTCATCATCTCCTACTTTTCTATTTGCAAAAGCAGCCGGATTAAATTCAAAGTTTCCGTTGACAAGCTTAGAAAGTTTATGAGGTAGAGTAGCAGGGTCTAGTGCAATTTCTATATTAGGCTCTACAGTTTCTTTCCAGACACCATTACTAAACTTAACATAGTAATCATCCTGTGCCTTCTGGTTGTCACCTGAAACACCAATAACAAAATTGTTTGGCCCCTCAACAGGAAGCTGTTTAAAGTCGGGTGTCTCATCCTTAAATACTTTAAGATGATCTCCACCATGAGAGTCACCCACCTCTACTACAAAGTCTGTAGCATCGGTAGACTGGATGTGTATAACAGAGCCGTACCTTGTCAATGTTAAACCTGATACTGCTGATGCGTTGGTAATAGCATCATAGTAACCAGTATTAACAACAGTCCCAGAAAATGTATTTAAGTTTGTAGAAATAAGGTCAGTAGATGCGCCACGTTCTGCGTTTTGTGTTAGTGCTGTAGAAGCTTGTGTACTAGACTTAGTAGCAAATTGTACTGTGCTTGTACTACTACCCTTAGTTAATTTTAAACGATAAGTAGAAGCATAGTCAGCCTGTTTGACATATACTAAAGCTTCTGGATTACGTGTTGGGGATACCGTAGCTGCTTTAGCTACTACAGTATTCTTATTGATAATAAAAGTTGCGTCAGCAATAGAGACAGCAGCTAGTTCTTCATTAGGGTTTGTTAATCCTGATAGGTAGGAAGCAGCATTATTGGTAACAGTCTTAGCTACACCATCTTTGTCAAACACCCTAATAGTACCAGCAGTATCCACAACCATAGAGTAGAACTCATTCTCATCCCTACGGATAGTGTGGATAAACGCTTTGTCTAGGTTTGAAATAACTCCTAAGTCAGCAACGTGTTGTGAGCTTGGGCGTTTAGACAAACCTGATACAACACTGGACAGACCATTCTCTTGTAACTCAGCCTGAGTATTTAGGCGTAGTGATGGTGGCTGCTGTGATACACCGTTAATAAGGTTTGGGATTGATTGACTGATGAGTGCCATTAGATTGTTCTCCGTCCCTGCCTATCAATAATGCTAAAGGTGTCATAGTTGTCAAAGATGTTGTGGTCATCAGCGGCTTTATCAAAGTCACGTAACTCAACAAACGCACGGTTTTCATCTTTCTCATGGTATGAGTGTAGGCTATCTGATCCTACTACACGGTCTTGGAAGATGCGAGTAGCACGTAGTACAATGTAACGCTTTGCTACTTCTGGTACATCCTCAAATAGTAACTGTACCACAACATCAAGGGCTGCATCAGTACCTACATTAAAAGTGTGATTTACCCTATCATACATTTTAAGGCCACGCTGCACTAGATTAGGCGCGTTGGCTTTTAGTGTTGAGTCTGCTCTAAGAATGTCAGCAGGGAGAATAATCTCACCATTTGTATCTTGAGCAAAACTCTTGTTTAATTCTATGTTAAAGTGCCAGCCCATAGACTGCACTTCTCTGTCAACTGTGTTAAGTATAGTCTCTGCAATCTCTGCTTCAATCAAGCCAGAGGAGAGACTATTAACTGGTGCTTCGCCAATGGCAGAAAGCATCGTGTTGACTGCATCTAGTTTAGTTGTTCCTGCCATGTCGTTTACCTATGATACCTCTGGACAGTTCCATCGTTTCATTGATGCTATTGCCCTGTCATTATTTTTAGCTTTTTTACGTACACCGTTCATACGCCCACAGAAGGAATTTTTACGTCCCTGTTCTTTATCTGATTTTGGGTTAGGTGCGGGGGCTTTTAGCTTAGAACCTGTTGCCTTGTTGTACTTAGCTCTACCTTTTGCAGTGAGTCCTGCGCCTTGTTTGGTAGAAAGTTTTTCACCCTTCTTTATTGATAAAGCTACACCTGTACTCATGGCTTTTTCTTCTTATACTTCATGGTAGCACCAGTCTTCTTAGCCGCAGCCTTAGCCTGTGCCATACCCTTTTTAGTATACTTGTACTCTTTACCTGCTACGTTTGGCATATCATTCTCCAAAGAAAAAAGGGAGTAGCCCTTAAGCTACCCCCAAGTTTATTTAAGCGTTTGCATCAATCAATGCAATACATGAAGCAGGACGCAGGACGTTATGTCCCATTGCGTACTTAGCAACCATGAGTGTACCCTGACGGTTAATCTGATACTCAGACTCCATACCAAGGTCAAGCAACTTAACAGTAGCTACAGCTTCTGGTGTAAAGACAAAGCCTTTAATCAGAGCAGCTTCTGCAACCATGTCGCGTCCATCTACAGCAGCAGTTGGAAGGTCATAGTGTGTTGTGCGGCCTGAACCAGCAGTGTTTGCCAGTGGTGCGTTGTCTGCTGTCTTACCTTCATCAGCATTACCTGTTGTGAAGTTCTTGTACAAAGCAGATACGTCAGCATGGTTAGACATGATTACAGGAATACCTGCAATGGCTGGAACCATACCTGAAGCAATAGAGCCATTGCCACCAAAGTCTGAGTTCATGTAGGTCAGCTTTGAGCCATCAGTCACATCCATCAGTGCATAGTACTGTGCTGGTGGAAGAACAACAACTGCGTTCTCTGAAGGAACATTAGCAATGTCCATAGTCTTCTTGGCATCAAAGATAGCCTTAGCCAACTTTGCAGGGTCAAGCAGGTCAGCAGTAGCTGTACCAACAGTGACGTTAGCGGTGAAGTCTTCTTCAGTGAAAGCCTTGTAGTCTTGGATAAGACCAGCAGCGGCTGTCGCATTAGTTGACAGTGCAGCCTTAACAAGCATACGTGCTACGTTACGATCTGCCTCGTTAGCTAGTGCAATACCAGCTTCCTTTGAGTAGATTGAACGTACATCGTAGTGGTTGATTGCCTCATCAATGTTAGCAATGAACTGGCTTGAGATAAGCAAATCGTCAATTGTTACGATACGCTCACCTGCACGAATAGCCCCACCTGTAATTTCGTTTCCGGGGGTCAAGTACTCAGCAGTTGCACGGCCTGTCATTGGGAATGAAGCAGACTTACCTTTAGAGATTGTGCGAGTACGTACCTTGTCCATAAGGACTTTCTTTTCCTCATAGGCTGTTAGGACTTCTCCTGCATACAGCTTGAGAAACAGGTCACGTACATCACCTGTATTATTATTTTGGCCTTGGAAGCTTACGCTATAGGCCGGATTTGAAGCGGCTGATGCCATTTTAAATTACTCCTTAGTGAGTATAATGTTGAGTTGAAATACACTCTGCATTACACTACATCCTTTCTCCAAGATTGTCCCTCGCAAGGGGTCAGGGGTAATCGTTTGTTATGTTTAGCTTCGTGTTAGTTAGAGTTAACAATCCTTTGTACACCCTACAGTGCGGATTGCACATTCCTGTAAGGTTTTGGGATGTGATCCCTTCTAGGCACACCGTAATGTAACTAGAAGGAAGGGGGAAGTAATATATCCCCCAACCCCATGCAACAATGTTAGAACAGACTAGACCGTGCCAACTTATCAGCAATCTGCTGTCTGTAGGCGGGGTCTTTAGCGTATCTAGGGTCACCCATAGCAGCAGTTAATTCTGCATTGCTAGAGAACTTCCCGCCTGTGGATACTGCACCTGTGCTACCTTCAATAAGGTTAGGTGCAGCCTCAGAACGATACCGTGCATTAAGACCTTGAATAGCAAGCCTAATCATATTAGGGTCTTGCGTTTCCATTGTTGCATTAAAAGCATCAATCTCATTGTCAGGTAGAGCATCTGCTGCCCAGCCTACTAGTTCTTGATACTGTTCTGAACCCCCTACTAGGGAGTGCATTTCAGCTTGTACTTGTTGGGACATAGCCTCTTGCCCAGCAATCCACTGATCTACTACAGACTCAGGGAACCCAGCTTCTTCTAGGGCTGCATAAGCATCCTCAGATAGTCCACCTAGTTCTGCGTACTCTTGCTGTAGTACATCAAAGTCAATGCCATTAGCACCAAGAACCTCTGAGACTTCAGAGGCACTTTGGTTTATAACGTCTTCATCAACTTCTTCTTGTTCTTCCTGCTGAGGCTGGCCTAGCTTACCCTCTAATGCAGAGTATGCCTTAGCCATTTCCTCAACTGATTTAAATTTCTCAGGTAGCCACTCAGGACGTTCAGGGTCTTGTTGAGTTCCCTCTACCTTAGCTAACATTTCGTTTACATGCTCCTGAGATTCAGCAGCAGGTTCTTGATAAGTGTTTACGGTTTCAGCCATTTAACTCATTTGCTCCATAGCTTGTTGTACTTGTTCTGGGTCAACTGCTCCCGCAATTGCTGGTGCTGCTTTCTGCAATGCACCTACCCCCGCCTGTTCCAGCATCTGTTGTTGCATCATTTGCTGTTGCATCATCTGTTCCTGAGCCTTCTGTTCTTCTGACTTAATAAGTCCAGAGGTATCAATACCAAGTGATGCAGCTAGTCTATCAATGTAGTCACCTAAGTTCATTTCATTAGCAATAACTTCTGGGCCTAGTGGCTGAAGATACTGTAAGAATGAAGCTAGTTTGTTCAAGTCTTGCCCACGTCCTAGTGCCTCAATGCCTGTAACCACTGTAGGCTTGACACTATCCTTAGGCATCTTAGGCATCTTCCCCTGCTTCTGAAGAGAGTTAAGCAGTAGGTTGATGAGAGGTAGCTGGAACTCCTGAGACAGAATAGAGTATACACCACCAAGGGCAGTCTCTAGTTCCTGTGCCATGAAGCGTACTTCTTCTGCTGTTACACGCTCTGCTGCACGTTGTACGGAAGAGTTGAGCAGGAAGGCAGCACCTAGTCTATCGTTAATCATCTGCATAGTTTCTAAGGCTACACGGAAGTCACCACCCTTTTGTACCTGTAGGGTAGACACATCATTACTGTCACCCTGTAGGAACGCACCATTAGGTGCAGCAGAAAGGTCTTTAGTTTTAGTAGTACCATTAGGACGTACAAGAAACAATACCTTTGCTGATGCTGCGCTGCCCTGCACGATAGCTTTAGTTAAAGCCTCAAGGCTGCGTAGATCACCAATGTACTCCTCAATAAAACCACGCCCATAGTCCTCACCATCAATACGGATGAACCGTAGTGGGATAAAGGGGTTTTGATCTTCCTTAAACATACCCTTACTAGACTCAAGCAATATCCCTGAAACTTCTTGGATTACCTCAAAGCCTTTAGGTGTGCGAGTCACTCTGGTATATAGATCGTGGCTTTTAACTGGTGTGTCTGATGGTGGTATTTGTTGTCTTACCTCATCAGGCAAAGTCTGAGGAGCCATAGACTCTTTGGTGATAATCTCTAGTATCTTACCCATTGCATCACGCTTAACAACGTAACGGTCTGGTCTAAATACTTTCATCCCACCTTCCTTTGGCATATATACCAGCGCATTACCAGTAACGATAAGCAGCTTTAGTGCCTCAAAGGTGGGTACACGAATTGACTTACCCTCAATCTCTTGCATTGCCGCACGTTCAATACGTGCTAGACCTTCTTCTACCTGACCACGGTTGTCACCTGCGATCTGTTGTAGATCAAAGTCATCAATAGTCAGCCTGAAGAATGGGCTATTAGGTGGTAGTAAAGCGAGAAGAAGCTTAGATGCAAGGTTGTTTACACCCCTCGCTCCAATGCCCTGATATGGTGTCGCATAGATAGATGAACTACTATGACCCTCTTCAGGCAAAAGAGTAGGAATAGTAAGCCTCGCCGCCTCACGGCCTCTTTCTAGGAAAGTATCTCTCTCTCCGTTTAGTTGGCTGTAGCGTTTAGCTACTGTACCTACATCTTGTTCCATTTATTGTACCTCATAATAGACACTTGTAATCCTAAGTCTTAGGTATATTTAAACCAGTACCACCAGTAGCACCAGCTACCTGTGCTGAACCCTGACCTAAGACAAGAGCCTTCTTGCCCCTACGTCTGCGGCGTTGTACACCTGCACCTGTTTCTACTGTGGTTGCCACTTCTTCATCTTGTTGTCTAGCTGCGGCTGTCGATGGTGATGCTGTTACGGCTTGTGGTTTTGTCCCACCACGTGCTTTTGCTTTACCACCTTGAACTCCATAGCTTGCTTTCTTAACTTGCTTTTTTACAGCACGTGAAACTTTCCTCACGGCCTTTTTAACTTGTCTTACTGGCGCACCCATACTATTGCCCCTGTCCTATTTGTAGTCCTGAACCAGTACTACCTGTTTGTAAAGATGGATCAGTCGTAACTTTTAATTGCTTCTTACCCTTCTGTTTTTTCTTAATGCCCATTGCTGGGGTTTCTTCGTCAGCCATCTCCAAGTCAGGTGTCTTCTGTACTGCTGTAACTGGACGTGCTACCTGTGGTGGGGGTGCTGGCATTTTAGGTCTGAACATTCCACCCATATTTAAAATTCCTCATAATCTTGGTTTTGTAATTCAACTAGTTTCTGTATCACGGACTGCTGCCCCCTGAGGAACGCAAGCTCCTCAGAGGTAATTTGATTATGCGGAAGTTTGTTTGGATACAGTTCTAACAACGTGTTTAATAGTCCGTCAGTGATGTTGAAATCATTACCTAATACTTTCATTTATCAAACTTTCGCTAATAGAGGTACTTTAGATATCTACCAACTCACAAGCACCTGCTGTACAGGCTAGTGTTTGGCTACCAGATGTAGTATCCACCTTTTCATATGCAGACAAAGCTGACCAATCAATCTTAGAAGGCATCTGTTTCTTGAGTTCTTCATAGGTTTCTTTATCCACATCCTGATATGGTGCTTGGGCATATGTGTGATCACTATGAGGTAGGAACGAGATACCTGAACATATGTCAAAGTTCTCATAGACCCACGCACCTACTGCCATCCACTCTGCATCCTTGACTGTAATAGTTACAGATGGTTTGTGTTCACACCAGTGTAGTGCATAGTTCTTCCACAACTCTAGCTGCTCTAGTGCAGTCATATCATTACGAGTAACAGCACCAGATGGTGACTTGGTAGGGAAGCTAAACACTGTAGTAGAGTCAGGCTTCATCACACAAGGTTCAGCAGGGATACCACTGTCCTTCATAAACTGTGTGAGGGGGTCTTTATTATCACCACGTACAGTACGTATGTAATAGTCACTATGTCTAGCATGGATACCTGACGCACTATCAACTAGCTGTGACACTGTTCCAGAGGGTTTGACACAGGTGATAGCTGCACTGGCAGGAATACCAAGACGCTCTGCATAATCTGCATTAGTATCAATGGCAATTTGTTTCATCTTCTTTAACCATATTTTACTATCAGAGGTCTTAGACAGTAAGTAGTTATCCATAATTCCTGTTAGTGATACACCAAGCAGTCGTTCTTCTTCTGTGTTTTTCTGCCAAATATTACGTAAGTAAGGCATCTTAGTAAAGGTAGACTGTGCTGTGCCAAGGATGGTAGCTAGGCGTACCTTACGTGTTAAACTATCTAGGTCATCACCCTGCCTAACAACAACCTCTGTTAGATTACAGAATTGGTAAGGACGTAGGATAATCTCAGAGCATGGGTTAGTACCCCACTCATGTCCTGTCTCTCTACGCCCATTCATTTCTACATGCTTGTCTGCTGCTGTACGTGAGAAGATGCCACGTTCACCAGACTTAGATTCAACGAGTGACAACCACTCACGCATGAACCCTTCCATATCAGGCTTGTCTGTGTAGGCTACAGAGTTATTAGCCAACGCACGTTGACCCTCGTTCTCCCACCACTGACCTGACTTAGCATGTGCCATGCGTCCATCACTAAGGTTAGATAGGCTAATCATAGCTGAACGGCGTACACCACCTACTACTACCACTTCACCAATCTTACACATGATATCGTGACACTCAATGCTAGTTAGCTTACGTCCTGCTGCACCTTTAAACTTGTCTACCACAAAGTTAAACAAGTCGTTCAATGGTTCTGGTCCACTAGCTCTACCACCAAAAGTTTTAAGCCTAGCACCTGCTGGACGAATAGCAGACAAGTCCCACTTAGGGATAATACCTGAGTACAATGTAGAGATGAGAGAGTGTAGTGCAGTGGCCCAACCCTCTTTACTATCTTTAACTGTGATGGGTGGATTACCATACTCAAGTTGATTAGGTACTTCAGGTAACTTAGTAATAGACTGACGCTCTACTGAGAAGCCTACACCTGTACCACATAATAGAATAAACATAGCCTCATCAAAGGCACGGATGTGGTCTACTGGCAGGTAGCTACAGTTGTAGATGCAGGTGTTGTCACGATCTGCTGCTACCCCTGCTGTCATCAATGCCCTCATACTAGGCATGACTTCAAGGTTAAGGATAGCTTCTTCTATTTCTTCTAGGTCTTTACCTGATATACCTGTCTTAGCAATATAGTTTATGTATCGTTGTACTGTTTCAACCCAAGTCTCTCGCCTGTTCTCATCTTCTAGCCATCGTGCGTAACGGCTGGTAGCAATGAAGGTCTGGTAGTCTGTTGGTAGGTAGTTGCTTATCATCTATTGTCCCCCTCTCCATGCAGTGTTCCTGCTTCTTGTCGTTTCTTTAACTTTTCTATATTCATCTCTGCAATAGTTTGGAGTGATAGACCACAATCATGGGCCAACGCTGCTAACATCCATAGTACGTCACCCATCTCTGCTGCAATAGCTTGCTTCTGATCCTGCATTGGTATCTCATCACGCATCATCTTAGCAATCTTACCTGCTACCTCGCCAGCCTCTTCAGCAAGACCTAAGGCTGCATAGGATACAGCATATTTCTTAGGGTACACGGCTGTCTTTAACGCACCTATCTGGTACTCGTAGAAGTTCATCATTACCAATTCACTCCTTTGGTTTTCTTCATCAGTTCAATCATCTTATCTAAATACCATGCAGCTTTCTCAGCATCTTCAATAGGATTACCCTTCTTCCATAAGCGTGAACCTGTGTACTTGAGAAGATTGCCATGACAATAGCTGATAGCTTCATATGCACCTAATACATCTACGATGTAATCAATGGTTTCAATCTCACCCTCTGCATAATGGGCAGGGCTATTCACCATGTCTCTATCTTTATTATCTAGCTCTTCTGCTTTAGCTTTCATGTATTGTTCATGCCCTAAAGGGATACCAAAGGTGGTTGCCATAGTTTTACTTCTCCTGTCTCTGTGTTGTACTCACCATCACGTAGGATACGTGCTAGTCGTGCGTTTTCTAATGCTACTTCTTCAGATAAACCCTTACTCTTAAACGCAGCAACCACCGTATCCCACGTACAACCAGATGATAAAAGTTTATTAGCAGTCTTGGGGCCAACAGTTGGACAGCCGCTGTAGTTATCTGTACTGTCCCCAACCAGAGTTTGGAAAAGGAAATTGTAGTTAGCTTCTGCTTCAGAGATCGTAGCCAGTTCACCATTAATCCAATGCTGTGCTGGTATAGTGAGTAGGTCTTTGTCTTCAGACCAGATAATAGTATCTGGATTTTTAGTAGCCAGTATTCCAAGAACATCATCAGCCTCCAAGTTTCTGTACATTATTGTATTATATTTAGATGTAAGGTATTCCCTAGCCCAGCCAAGTAGCATGGGCTTACGTGTATCCTTACGATTAGCCTTGTAGTAGGGTGCTACATCCTTACGAAAGTTAGCCTTGTCACTTAGTGTAATGATACAATCCTGAGCAGGAGCATCCATTAACTTATGTATCTGATCCTCTAGTCGTGCTTCTACATCAGGCTCAAAGGCATGTAGTGACCACAGACCATCACCCCAATTGATTGGTGTCTCAGCAGATGCAGCAGCCTTGTAAGCAATGATGTCACCATCAATAAGCAGTAGGGTCATCGTTAATCTCCTCTTCTTTCTCAGTCTTACGTAGTATACGCAGCCCTGTCTGTACCTGAATGTAGTCTAGGTATGCCTCAACAATCCACTTAACACTGAGACAAATACTCACACTCATAAACGAACAGGTTAGTATTAGTTTCCATACAAAATCAAAGTCCATTAAGAATATCCTTTGCTTCCTTAACTGTGATGTTGAACCACTCGTTCTTCTTCTCTCCAATTAGTTCAGCCAGAACATGAGCTTCACGTTCAGCCTCTGCTCTGTCATTGGAAAATATACTGTGTTCTAGTTTGTAGTTTCTAAATGGAGAATAGGTTTGATAATCTTTCAACCTATCTTCAGCAAGGATAGCCTTACCAATCTTAACCCAGTCAGGCCAAGCAGAGTTAGTTATGATGTATACATTTCCTTCCTTGATAGCATCAAACTTAGCTAAGGTTCCTTTCTTAATCTTCTTGATTAAGTTCCTAGCACGTTCAATGGGTATCTGGTAGGCTCTAGTACAAGGCTTACACATATAACGTCTGTTCTTCTGAAAACCTTCATACCAGTTACTATCATTTAACTCTACATCACAATGGTTACAAGTCTTAGTGGGTGTCTGCCCAGTTGTTTCCGTACTTGTACTCGCTATCAAGTCTGCATCTGAACTTGAAGTGTCTTTCAACGTCCCGCATACATTGAAGAATAACTCGCCCTGCTTCATCTTCCTGTCCCTTCTTTACTACTACTTGAACTTCATCATGGATGAACGCTACAATCTGTGCGTCCAACTTGGATTGCTTGATAGCACGTGAGATAAACACGTACCATGTCTTACAGATTATAGCACCAGCACTCTGTAGTAGAGTGTTCAGTGCAGCATGGCTGTGTCGGATAGGAATGATACGCCCATCCAATCCCTTGACAAACCCACGCTCATCAGCGGCCTTGGCTACAGCATCCTTGAGATACTTAAGGGCTGGTAGTTTAGCAAGGAACTTCTTCTTGATTGCCTTACCTTCCTTCGCACCCTTGCCTATGATCTTGCCTGTCTTCTCATCACCTGAGCCGTACAGGAATCCATAGATGAATGTCTTGGCTTGGTTACGTGACTCCAGACCAGCCGCCTTCTGGTTAGCGGTATGAATGTCACCATTCAAGACCACATCAGCATACGATCCATCGTCATAAGCAGCCATATAATGAGCAAGACAACGTAACTCAAGACCACTAGCATCAGCACCAAGTAAACTATACCCGCTAGGAGAGATGAATAATTCTCTACACTCCTTGCCATACGGCGCACCAACGCTTGGTATCTGTGCTGTGTTAGGATTGGAATGAGTACAACGAGAGGTGACAGCACCCATATGATTGACACGTCCATGAATCTTTCCACCCCTCTCCATCTTCAGCCATGCTTGCTTACCTGTAGCTAGTTGGCCTATGCGTTTATTGAGTAGTAGGTACTCTTGTAATAGCCTAGCCTCTGGCAGATCAATACCAGACAGGACAGTCTCATCTACCTTAGGCTCACCACTGTCAGTGAACGCTTTGGGTTTCCAACCACGCTTCATTAGTCGGTCAGCAATCTGCTGCCGTGATGCAGGGTTGAATGGGATAGTCTTGGTCTTTGTCTTTAGCTCAATGATAGTAGGCTCAAAGGTACTGACTAACTCATCCTCAATGTCAGACCTACGTTGTGCTAGTCTACTGTAAAGAGCCTGAGCTTCCTTTACATTAAAGTCAAAGCCATGCTCTTGTTGTTGTAGTAGTAGGGTATGGATTTCAGCTTCTAGGTCTAGTGCCAATTGGCTGAAATTTTTCTCCATAATTTTACGATACAGTTTGTTTGTAACTGCTGTGTCTTGGATGCAGTAGTCGAGCATCTCAGGGGTATATGCTGCAAAGCTCTCGCTGCCACTATTGTAATCACCTTTTAATTCTCCTAGTCTAATGCCCCATGCCTTAAGTGAGTGACTACCTATTAGTTTCTGAGGGAAGTTACTCCCCTTGTTTAACTTGAAGTCAATCTCTTTTACATCAGGCCATACTGTTCTAGAGTATACCAACGTATCAATGACCTCACCCTTGTAGGTGTAGCCATGTAGTTTCTTTATCACACGCAGGTCATAGTCAGTAATATTATGACCAATGAGTGTCTTTGCTTTGTCCATAAAGTCCAAGGCTTCCTGCGTCTGTGTTGGGTCAAAGGTGTGTACCTCATCAGTGTCAACATCTCTGAAGACGTGACACCATACCTGAGTTACCTCATCTAGTAAGTTGTCTGCTTCTATATCCCATATGTATTTCATACCGTGTCTCCGCACTAGTTAAAAGTCTATCTCTACCTCATCCTCATCGTCCCAGTATGTCTCAGTCATCCTTCCTGTATCTGCTGAGTAGGACAAGTGACAGGCTATGCCTGTATCTCCTGACCATCTGTTCTTTAACACCCTGACATCACTGATGTTAGAGTTGTCCTTGTCCTGCTGGTTACGTTCAAGTCCGATAACAATATCAGATAGCTGACCGATAGCAGCACTACCACGTAGCTGGGCAAGTGATGTCTGTGCGCCATCCTCATGTCCTCTGTCACCTGATGGACGCTTGAGGTGTGAGATCAGGATCATACCACAGTTCAACTCCTCAACTAAACCACGTAGCTTAGTCATGGTGTTGTCAATGATACGCCTTTCATCACCACCCTCTAGTCCTGACACCACGATACTGATGTGGTCTAGGACAATGAAGTTACAACCACAACCACGTACAAGATAACGTATCTTAGATAGTAGATTGTCGCTATCGGTGCTACCCCAGTGGTCATACAAGTACACCCTGCCTGAACCTACGGTAGCATCAAAGGCTTCCTTCATCTCTTCTGTTGATACATCCTCGTTACTCTGTAGGTGTAGCAACCTGTTCATCTCAATAGACATAAGACCTAGGGCAGTACGCTTTACGTTCTCCTCTAGGGCTATGTAGCCTACTGTCTCACCATTCTTAATGAGACTGTGTGCTAACTCACGTGCTAGTTGAGACTTCCCAATTCCCGATCCTGCTGTCAGGGTAACGATCTCACCCTTACGACAACCACCCACCTTCTCATTGAGTCCGGTGTATGGGTATGGGATAGAGGCACGTTCATCTACTGATGTGACCACATCCCACAGGTCAGTACCTGATACGATACCATCAGGCCGGAATGTCTTAGCACCCCACACTGCATTGATTAGTTCCTCTGTACGCCCAGCCTGAAGCATATCACTAGCATCCTTGAGAGGAAGCTTGGCAATCTTAGCCTTGTTGGGTGGTAGGATAGAAGCTACATCAAGTGCAGCAGCCTGACCAACATCATCATTGTCAAACATAAGGATGATACTGTCGTACTTACTAAGCCATTCGATTGAACGTCCAATAGCTCTCTTAGCACTGTCTATGCCTGAGGGTATGCTAACGACAGGCCACTTGTTACCAAAGGCTTGGCTAAGTGACAGGGCATCAAGCTCACCCTCGACAATAGTAATCATCTTACCACCATCACGGCATAGGTTCTGACCATACAGGCCAGCCTTCTTTAAGTCACCGATAACGGTGAAGTCCTTGTTGGGAAAGCGTACCTTCTGTGCCTGTAGTGTACCGTGATCGTCATAGTAGTTGGCTACTTGTACCTTGCTACCATGATACTCAGACACACCATACTTCCAGTGTTTAGATGTAGCCTCGCTGATCCTACGCTTACCGAAAGCTTGGGGCGTGACCTCTAGGAAGTTAGCATTTGCTTTCGGCATTACCATCTCCTGTATCTCCTGCCCATCAGCAGGGGTTAGCGTCTGACAAGAAAAGCAGTAGTGATTACCGTTGCTGTATAAAGCATTGGCATCACTACTACCACAGTGAGGACAGGCTTCATGCCTGATGAACTCACTATCCTCTTGCATCCAACTCTTCCTCTAAGATTGTAGACATCATGCGTAACCCATCTGCAATCCTAGATAGTTCGGGATCAGGATACTTATCAGCATCATGGCACATCGCATAAGCCATGTCATCATAGTCTACTGCTTCGTGAAACTCCAAGTCATCCATGTATACTGAGAAGCTCAGGCCATTCTTAGTGAACTCAGCCTGTAGATCAACCTCAGATACAATCTCTTCTACTGTGTCAATGACACTCATTACAACCACTCCTCTGGTATTGTACCCTCTGCCCAGACAAACCCTTGTCGGTCTGCCCACTCACCACAAGTCATTTTAGACCCATCCTTTCTTTTCTTAGCACCCTGTATGGTAGAGCTTGCCTTCTGAAATACAAAGCGGATATCCAAGTCGGGGTACTGTGCCTTGATTGACTTCATCTTGCGCTGGCTATCCTGTCTAA